TTCCCATCGATGTGTACCGCGTCCCACGCGTCTTCAGCCGTGACATTCGCGGTCGTGGTTTTCGTGTACTTGACATCATAAACGACGTTGGACGTCTGTGTGTACGTCAAAGTGTACGTGTTTTGTACGTTAGCCTCGAGGTTGGACCACTCCGTGTAGGTCACGTCGGATGGCGAAACGGAAACATTGGACCATTCGTCATCTGCGGTGACCGTCGTCGTCACGAACTCGTGTGGCACACCCTTCACGACCGGCACCAAACCCGTGTAGTGTGTCTCGACGACATTCGATTGCTTGATACGCTGGATGGGCTGGTCTTGTGGATTGAAATCACAATCCATCGTTATTTTGGCCACCGTGTAGTTCTTGAGTGAGTCAGACTCCTGTTTCTGTCCATAGCCCGCGACGTTGGAGGTCGTGATGTAGTCGCCCGACTCGAGGGCGCCCACCGTGTTCACCACCCACATCGCGCCTTCGCCGACGGAGTTGATGAACGCACGCCTATCCCCCTTTTGTTTTTGTACCACACTGACGAATGAACCCTGAGAGTACTCGCGCGACTCTGGGTCTTCGGAACCGGATATCACTCCAAAGCACGCCTTGTCTTTTTCCTCAGTCGACAACGACACGAGAGGAAGGGATTGACTGATTTGGATCGCGTGAGCACCCCTGGTGATGTCTTCGTTAATGTCGTAGTACTTGTTCTTATTAGCCGAGACGATGAGACCTTCGAGGTTGTCATACTCCGTGTGTGGTACACCGTCTACGAATGACCTGTGCTGACCGGTGAAATCAAGCGCTGAAACGTTGACTCTTCCCATGTACGCCATAGACGCATTATTATATAAAAATTCAAGGTTTGTGCCCGTGTTAACACCAAAATGCCATGAATTGGTATTATTGGCAGCTCTGAACATTCGTACACCCGAAGCTTTCGCAGCGTCGTTGACATCTCCCGATTGTTTAATAACTAGATCGCTGGTCCTACCCGTTCCCCCGTTGTAGGGTCCACCTATGTATCCCTTCGAAAGTATACCCTGATCCCGCACCTCCAAAGCCGCTTGGGGAGCTTCCCCATCCCCGAGGCCGATGCCGACCCGCGTCTTGCTGAAATTGACGACGTGGTGGCCCTCGTCGCACCGTCCCATATCGTAGAGTCGCTTGACCTCGTCGGCGGTGAGGGCGACGTCGTAGAACTTTACGTTTGATAAATTTACATTCCCAGTATTTCCGCCAGTAGGACCATAACCGTTCAAATTAAAGTTTTGTGGAGTGTTTGGTAAAGCTATATCTCGATCTGCTAATGTTGCATTTGTTTGAGGAAGTAAGACGCCATTTATATAGATTCGCGTGGAATCTATTCGAGCACTGGATTTCACAACAGCCATGTGCAGCCATTTGTCCATATTACCTGTGAATTCAAATGTGTGATCTATGTAAGAACCGGAGCCATCGGCTTCTGTGCGGAAATAACTATCATCTGTTTTTGACCAGATTGTAAAGTTAGTTCTAGAAGTTCCAGACGCGTCACCAACACCGTACACAACATTCCAAGATTCCTCTGGAGATTTGAATTTAATCCAACCAGAGAATGAATGAATAAATCCAGTATTATATTTCCAATCCGACATTGAAACGTAATCATCTGTCCCATCGAACACCAACGCCTTCTCCGCGGCGTCGTAGGACGCACCATTGTATATGAGACCATCCAACCCCCTCCCCGACGTATCCTTCACTGTGCCATTCGCCGTCGGGTTCGTCGAGGTGTTGTATTCAACCACGAGACTGTCCCGGCGGGGTGTGTCGTCCGCGTCGAGCGGTGGACCGATGCGCGGCACGGTCAGATTCCGCGTGAGACTCAACTCGCCATTGTGAAGCGTCGACGCGCCCCGTTCGCGGGCGCCGAAGAACCTGATTTCACCCAGGGTGAACGCGTACCAACTGTTCCCGTGAGTCACTACGAATCCTATAGCGTTTAAAGGTTTAGTGGAGTTGATGGTAAAAGGCGGGGAAGGTACACCACTACCTAACCAGTAGTTCGAAGGTGTTTTGCCGCTCCAACCCCCAACTTGTTCCCATGTGACTCCCCCATCAGCACTCCCAAAAATTATAGCGGTGTTGGGGGCTGAATTCTCTTCACCATTTCTAGCCGTTATTTCAAGATATTTCATGTCAACGTGATAAGGTAAAGTCATATACATCCATTCGCCAGCGACATCATTAGGTGAAATGGCACTGCCACTGTATAAATTGCCTGTCCCCTGGTATATTCCCGTATTGGAGTACCAGAAATCACCGAACGGTGCTTTCTTGTTAAACGCACGTATTATAGGTCCCGACGGGTTATAACCACTGTGATGAAGACCAAAAACCCCATGCCCCTCTATGTACGTCTCCTCAGCGGTCATCGCACGCGGCGGAAACTCTTCCAACTCCGCGACCTCGTCCATCACCGTGAGCGCCGCCTTTGGTTCGGTGGTCCCCACCCCTAAATGTCCTCGGTACACACTCACCGATGATTTCGCCAACCCTAACTCATCTTTGTCGGCATCGAAAATCTCTTGAACTCGCGCGTCGCTCAGAGCGGTCGAGAACACGCGCAAATTGCGGATCTTTCCGTCGTAGCCATCACCGACGCGGGCGACCACGTCGAGGTCTTCTTCTGTACCAATGTATTCAATGTTGTCGATACTGAAATAGTTATTTTGACCCGTTATCCTACGCACAACAAGTGCAAAATATTTGTAGTACGTGGTGGCCGTGTCGGCTGTATAAGTAGTACCGGTATCTGCAGGTGTGGCACCCACCTCGGATAAGAGTTCTGACCAGTTAGAGTCATCATTGGAACCATAAACTATGAAATCCTCTGGTGCACGCGTTGGGTCATTGTCCCGGGAGTAAAGTGTCATCGACGTCATCAGAATTTTTCGTGGTAACTCGAGTTTTATCCACTCTCCATTTTGTGCACCAGTCCCCAAATTGATCGAACCATTATACAGATAATCAGTACCATTATATTCTGTCAGTGTATTTTGGTTGTTCCAGCCCTGATTCGAACCAGCGTTAAATACTTTATTGAAAGCCTTATGTGGTCTGTAATCACCAGGACCAACTGTTCTATAACTACTTGCCGTCGCCACGTACCCCCGCTGCGCGGGCCCGGTCATCGCCACGTGCGGGTATTTCAGTGTGTTCACCGAATCCGGAAACCGCACGAGATCGTTCTCTTTGTGGCCGTAGAATCTTATATGTTCTAAGAACAATGCAGTGTCACCATTTATATTTTTACAAAGAAACATCAGGTACTTGTATCCCTTAGATGTGCCAATGGCAAAAGACTGTGTGGATTGATTAATTGTTGTTGTCGACGATAGAAGTAAATCCCATGTGGAATCGTCATTGCTACCCAATATGACCCAATTAGTTGCCATGCGAACACTGTAATACGTACCCCCATTTGTAAAGTAAACATACGATGGTACCAATTTGTGTGACATTTCTATTTTGTTCCAATGTCCGGTATGTGTTCCACCATCTGAATCCGTAAACGTATCACCGTCGATCGCTGCATACGGAGAAGATCCACTGTATTTGCTAAATTCGGTCATCCACACGCCACCATCCGCCGAGGCGTTTGCACTGTAATAAGGATTATGTGCACCCCACGCGGGTCTTATATTATTACTATCCGTTAAAAATTCATTATTCGCACTCACCGTGTACCCATACTGCGAATATGAGCTCATCGCGAACGGCGGGTACTCCCCATGGCTGTCCTCATTTTTGGCGGTTGCGACACGACGTCCATCCAAAAAAAGTTTCTTGTCCGAACCTTCCCCGTTGTACGTGTACGTGACATTGTGCCATTCCGCATTGGAAAAGAAATGATCTGCACCGCCATATGAGATGTGCGAATCATCGACGAACCCGACGCGCGACGCGGCGTCGCCCTCACCCTCCGCGGTTCCAACGTGGAAGAGACCGTCACCATTGAGCACATCCGCTTTGACCCACGCCGAGACGGAGTGCGGGTGGTCACCGACGAGACTCGCCAGATTGCCACTGACGATGTTCGAGGTCGCCGCACCCGTTAATTCCCACGCGTTTTCCGTGGAATCGTGCGTGACACCCACCGCTGTGACGGTGACGCCCGAACCGCTCTGATCCGTGACGCTCTCATTCGAGTCTGGTTTGGTCGCGTCGATGTACAGAGCCGCGCTCGTCAGATCGGGGGCGTTGTACACACTCTTCACGGTCGTATCGACCGAATCGTCACCCGCGCCGACATCTTCGTGTCCGTAGAATTCCAATAAAGCGATATTGAGATAAGGCGACTCCTGTGTATGTGTAACTTGAAGCCTATATTCATTGTAAGGGATTAATGTAACCGCTGACCCACCAGAGGGTGTATATGATGAACTCACGGTGTGAAGATACTTAACACCACCACTGGTCGTTGGTAAAGTTATAGCCGCGAAACGATGAATTTCTTGAAATGTACTAAATCCATCGTTTGAGCCATATAAGTACCCCGAATAAGGTCCTTCGTGATCCCTGTCCATACGCGTCCAGTGTTGATAACTTGTTAATAACACTTTGTGTGGAAATTTAACATTTATCCATTCGCCGTTACGGCTATTGAAAGTTGTTGTTCCGGTTGAGGCCCTACCAGTCCCCGAACTTGCGTAAGAATTTTGACGTGAATCCCAAGATTGTCCACCCGAACCGGATGTTAGATCAACGACTCCATCAAATGCTCGCCACGCGTCTGCCGCGGAACCCACGGCATACTTCGAACTAGCAGACACTACGTATCCACTACGTACAGTGGCATGGTATCCAACTGTGAAAGCGTTCTCATGACCAGTAAAATTGATGTGCGGATACTTCCGCAAAGGCACAACGTCACGTGCGTGAGGTCCCGTGATTTCCTGGATCACATCCGTCGTGCCGAACACCGTGACATTCGCACCTCGCTTGATGGTGTACCCATCCGTAAAATTAAGTTTGTTGACGTTCCCTGTCACGTGAACGTTACCCACGACGTGTAAATTGGACGCGGGATCGAGCGTCCCGACACCGAGACGTTCCGTGGCGACCACGTCTATCGCTTGGAGTTTTGCGTCATTAAATACTACTGTTCCTGTAGACGAAGTCATCTAATATTTAATGAGGTTATTTTTAGGTGGAAAATGAGTTATTCGGGGGCGATGGGCCACACCGGTGCGGCCGGGTCCTCTGTGTTGGCAGGGAGGTCTCGAAGGGCTTGGCGGTAGTCCAACCACGCCTGTTTGACCTCCTCGGTGGCGTGGGGGTAATCTGGGATAGCGAGGTAATCCGTTTGGGCGATGCGTTTGTTGCGTTCCTCCCGCAGCTTTCCCCATTTTTGGGCGTCGATCAGCTCTTGGCGCTTCAGTTCAAGAAACTCTTCTGTTGGTCGTTCACTTTCTTCCATATCCCCCCACCCCCCAATGCCGTCATACGAATCATCGTCAACGGTCCACTCCTTGTTTGGGTACAATGCCATTAAAGTTTGAATCAAGCTCGCCATGTTCACTGTTATACTCAAACATATATTTATTGTGCGATCTCTTTCGCCGTGATCGTAGATGGTCCGCGTCCATAGTATGTATTATCGCCGTCGCTGTGTGCTCTATTCAACGTTACCGTGTAACTTGTGCTTGCCACGCTATATTGGAGTTTGTATGTGACTGAACTCGTGGTCGACGGTGAGTCTAAGAATTCCATGCAGTGTGATTCTAAACTTTGTGAATTGAAATGTCTTATGTAGTGTGTACACTGAACTCTATTACCAGCGGCGTCACCGATTGCGATTGATGTACCATTTCTTACTAATCTCAAGAATGCGTGACTCGTGTTTGTACCTATATTCGCTGAATACGAAACAAGTATTTTGCTTGAAGTTGACTTTGGAGTTATGGTTATCTCAAGACCCGTGTCAACGAATGAAGTGGAATTTGTAGAAGCACTGTTCGTTTTTACACTCTGTAAAACCTGAACCACTGAACCATGTGCATACAAATCACCTTTCACATCCAAAACCGCCCTCGGTTCCGAAGTACCGATCCCCAACCTTCCGCCCTTGAATGTGACCACGTCCGGACTCACTTGGAAATAATCTTTCTGGTAGGCGTACAATTGCCAGACCTCGTCCGCACTGAGGGCTCGGTTGAAGAGACGGAAATTCGCGACGGAACCATGTAAGTATGTAGACGATAGAGGAGAGTCACTGTTATTCGCCTGTGCACCTATACACAAGTGTGGTGTTGCACCTATCGCAGCCCCGGTGCTGGTGGAGTTGAAGCCCACCTCTTCTCCATTTATATAAAGCGTAATCTTCGTTTCACTCGACGATAACATGTATATAGCAGTGCAGTGCGTCCATGTATTATATTGTTTGTGTCCATAAACATCCAAGTCGCTGTTTCCATATATAAACTGTCTTATTGCGCCATCAGGGCGGAAAGCGAGTCCAATAGCGGTATCGGTTGTGCTTGATTGCCCATTACCATATTGAAATACGGCTGGGAACGTTATCCCGGCTGCTTCTTTGCGAACATTTACCCACGTGGATGCCGTATATACTCCTGAACCAGTGTATCCACTACGAGTATTGGTGATTACATCCCCGCTCCCATCAAAACTGAACGCTTTCCACGTCGAATCGAAGGACACACCACTCGGTGTACCGGTGACACCGTTCCCGGACTTATCGGTGATGGTCGATGGCATGGACGTATAGTCTTGACCATCGTAGTACACCTCTAGAAAATCAGTATTCGGAACGTTAGGGACTGACCGCGCGATGACGTCCGTGCCGTGGGCTTCGGGGTCGTATTCGGGGATGCCGTAATATTCTATCTCGTTGATCTGCACCGGTCCGTACTGATTCGTCGTCGCGATTTTTGTGATGACAAACATGATATACTCATAATGGGACGTGCTTGTGATATCACTAATGGTTGCCCGTGAATCTGCTCCAGATTGAAAATCCACGTAGCCGGAGGTATCGATGTCGAACAATTTGATCAACTCCCAGTTCGTGTTGTCGTTACTCCCCAAAAACACACCTTCATGGGGTCTTCGATCGTCTACACCACCGCCGCGATTTGCAGCAATGACGATCGATTCTACTCGTATTTTTTGGGGTAATTGTAATTTCAACCACTGCCCCTTGTAATTGGTACCGGCGACGGTGAACGTTGCGTTATCGGCGTCACCCGTGGGCAAACCCGTGCTCGTTGAATACCGCGTTAATGACTGCCAACCCTGTCCCGCGGAGTTATCAAAAATGCCATCGAATGCACCGTATTGCGTCCGTGAACTATTCGTATCGGCAGTGGAAGATGATATGACGTACCCATCTTGAGAAGTACTCGTCATCGCCACCCTTGGATACTTGATCAATTTCTTGGACCTCGTGTACTCCGTGACGACGTTGGAGTTCAATTTGATAGAGGCGGTGTTGGACACCTTCTGGAGATTGAGGTTCCCCACGATGTCGAGGGACTCCGTGGGTTCCGTGGTCCCCACACCTACATTCCCCGTCGTCGTATCCACAAACAGATTCGCTGTGCCGACCTCGACGTTCCCACTCACACTCAACTCCCCGCCGACCTCTGCGTTCGAAGACACCGTGAATCCGGTCGTTGGATTCGTGAACTGCACCGTATTGGTCGTGGCGGCGTCCCCGACATTCGTGACCTGTTGGAAATTTGATGTGGTGCTCATCGACACGCTGTTGATCGTGAGCGTGTTCGTCGTGAGACCCCCTACGAGGGTCAAGTCATTGTTTATGATAATGTCCGCGACGTTCGCCGTGCCACGGATATCGAGTGCGTGTAGCGGGACATCGGTGCCCACACCTACATTAGAAAGTGCGATTATCACGTTAGCCCTGGGAGTCGCGTTGGTAAAATCCAAGAACCCTGAGGTTGGTCCGATGGGCATTTTCTAATATAGAGGGAGGAAAAAGTAACTGGGAAAATGAGTTATTCGGGGATTTAGCCACAATGGTACGTCACACCCACAAACGCACAGTGCTGAGACCGCCGTTCTGGACGTTTCCTTGAATCGTTTGGCGATCCGTGGTCTGCGCAAAGTTGGTGTGCCTGCGCGCGACGGACTTGAAAAAACTCACGTCCGGGTTTCCGGACAAGTACTCATCCTGGCTACCTCGCGCAATTAACATAGTGATACCGCCACTCGACATGGTGGTTGTTTGGTTATGCTTTGTACTGAGATAATTATTTTATTCTTTAAGCCCTATACTACTTTGACCCGAATTCGCGCGGCTGTGTTGACCGCGTCGTGTCTCGTCGCCCGTGCACCGCTCGCGTCTAAGTGTCGCACCGCGTACGCGACCTCCGTTTCACTCGTCTCTTCGTATTGCATTTGACCGAACGCGTCGAGCACGGGCACGTCTTTTCGCGTCGTTCGCTGCTCGAACCCGTCTTTCGACGCACCGCTCGTGCCTACGATTTTCTTATAGACATCGCGCGTACGCGCGTCGTACCCTTCCTCGGCCGTTTCACTCTCTTCGACGACTATCTTGAAGAAACCGAGCTCATACGTCGCCTTTTCGTCCTCACCGAGCGTTTCCCACACACCGGTTTCGATGTACGTCGTGCTCACGTATGTCCACACCCCATCTTCGCCGCGCGAATAGTTGGCGCGCTCGTTCTCTGGTAAATTTTCATACACGTCGTCGTCCACGGACGTCTCGACGGTCCTGAAATATTTGGAGTGGTCGTAGTGCGGCCACTTGTCGACGTACTCGTTGAACGCGACGCGTTGCCACGCGTCTTTGCCGTAATACGTCACGGTTTCGATTTCGCGCTCGTTTTCACTGAGCGCGTCGTACTCTTCCCGCGTCACCACCAGCGTTTTGACGTAGGTCACGATATCCTTCTCTTCCGTTTTGACGCGTTTCACGCTCACGTGTGGTTGTGTGAAATCGCACGCCTCGAGCACCTTAGCCACCGTGCTCGCTCGAACGATGTCGTCACCCTGGCGTTTCGCATAGCCCGCGCCCACGTCGCTCAGACACACGAGATCACCCACTCTGAGTTTTCGATCGCCCGTTTCGTCGGTGACCCACAGGAAGGTTTCACTGCCCGGCCGAGCGAGACACACGCCTTCGCCTTCACTCGCGGCGATGCCGAACGCCGCGTTCGCCTCGCCGAGCGCGCACCGCGCCCCGCTCGAGTTGACGATGAGGTCTCGCACGTCTTCGAACGCCCCGACGGCTCGGACGGTGGTTCTGGCGTCTCGCTCGAGCGCCTTGACCTTTGCCTTTTCCGCTTGCAATTCGCGGTCCACCTGTTGAAGCGCGGCCGCCGCGGTGGTCCAGATGGCGTCCTTCTTCAACAGCGTAAAATCATTAACTCTCTGTCCAAACACGAAGACCCGATCCCGGCTGTCCACTGGTTTAGACACGCGCACCGTGAACTCGTCGACGATTTCATCAATCAAGACGTCCTGTTCTGCCCCGCCTGCGTCGTACAGACGCAGTTCAGACGCGCCCGGTTGCAATTTTGTCGTGTCGAACTCCAAGACCGTACCCTCGGCGAATACGTTCGCGAGCTCGTACACGTTAGGAATGTATTCGGTTCGCGTTTGTGTCGAATGGTTGAGCACCTCCCCAACTTCCTGTGCGATGAAACCCCACACCGGCAAAGATCCACGGGTGACATCCGTGTAGTTGTACAATTTCGGTTTAATCAAACGGAACGCCTCGAGCGCGCTCGAATCGTTGACGTCCGCGATGTTTGTCTTGATGCGGCGATCCGAAGATTGAAGAGTGCCACTCGCAGATACCAAATACTGCCTCGTGAGAATGTTGCCCAGTGCGTATATGGATATACCGCTGTGTGCTTCTGTGACGACTCTCTGTGTAGTCGAGTTGATGCCGGTGTTCGTTATCCAATGCGATGCCGCGCTTGTCATTGCAGCCCCCCCACCTGCAGGCTTGCCGACTGTGAGCGGTGCCTCGCTTGATTTACCACCCAAAGACACCGCCTCCGCGATGACACCACCCGTCACGACACCTCCTGTTTTGAGTACGGCGCCGTTACACGTCGACGCGTACTTGCCATAAAATTGCCATTTCGTAAGAGTTGCCGTATCACTGGTGGTTCCTCCCTGTAACGTCTCGAGAATGAATCGGTAATGTCTATACGGTGCAGATGACGACGGGAAGAATTCGTACATCGTGGTCTGGTTCCACGTGTGTCCACTCAATTCATACACGGCGGTAAAAGAATCGTCTTCGTAATTTTTCGCCGCGATGACACCCGTCCTCGCACCTCTGTTTTGAAAGTTACCACCGAGATTGACATTCATGATAAACTTTTCGACTTGGATGGGCTGTCCGAACACGATTTCGATGTATTCACCCGAACGGGTCGCCCCGTCGACTGTCGTCGAGGATGAACCCGTGTAACTACCATTACTTGTGGAATACTTGCCGCCGGAGTCTTGCCATCTGTAGCTCGATGTATTGAATACCTGGAACGGATACAAAGGATTCGAGCTACCCCCTGCAAAAAATGTGCTACAACCGACTCTCAAAAGTCCGTCCTTTTCGGTCCAGACGTTGAACGTCCTAGCATTGCTATTGTTATCGTGTAGGTATGCGAAATCGCCCGTGTGTGTGATCTCCGTTTGTGGGAAATGCCCCACATCGGTTTGGGGCTTTACCACCAACCTTTGTTCCGGGTCTCGGAGACCGATTCCAAAGTTGCCTTTGTGGAGAGCCACCAAGTCTTCGCGGACCCCAAACCGCGCGGCCTCGAAATCGTACAACTCTTTCACTTGGGCGGCGTTGAGGGCCTTGGAGTAGAGGCGGGCGTTGGCGATGGAACCCACGAAAGGCTGCCCGCCTCCTGGTCTCGAACCAATGTTTATGTCCGTGCCAGTAATTGATAGAGCTGTTGTTCCACTGCCACTGAGGGATACTCTTTCACCATCAATGTACACGTCGTTGTTCGTCGCGTTCCAGCCACCGCCCCTGTAAACACCGACGATGTGCTTCCATTGCGTCGTGTCCGTACTAGGGAAATTTTCATCGACGACGAGATACGTTCCGTACATCGTGAACTCCAATCGGTCTCCATTTCGCAGCATGAATCCAGACATCGTCCCTGTTCCTGACGCTCCAAAGCCGCACAAGTACCCGTAATTAGTTGACGATGGTGTTAGATTGATTGCCCACAATGACCACGTGTGTGCGACATCACCCGTTCCAATACTCGTAGTACCCTGTACGTAATCCCCACTCCCATCGAACACCCATGCGTTGTATTCGCTGTCGAACCCATTGTTGCCCGTGATGGTTCCCGTCGCGCCGTTCCCGCTCAAATCATAGACCTTGGTGGAGTCCGCGAAACTGTACGAGTCACTGTCGTTGGCGTCCCAGTACACCTCGAGGTGCTGTTGCCCTGGCTTGTTCGGGATGCTCCGGTGGACCACGTCGACGGATTCGTCGCCTTCCTCTGTGCCGAATATCTTGATTTCAGACGCAGCGGCGCGATCTCGAAACGACGTAGTGGTTCCCGCCGTCGTCAGTTTATTCCAGATGATTCGAATGTATTTATACGCTTGTGTTGCGTTAACACTGTACCTCGTGTATGCATTAAGCGCACCCGAATTGTTGGTGACGCTTCGTATGAGCGTCCACTCAGTTCCATCGTCGCTCCCTGCAAATACTGCGATACCCGGTAAACGTTCGAGTCCGTACGTGTTTTGTGGTCTGATATCAACGTGTGACACTTTAACCCCGATTGGAGCCAACATTTGAGCGTACACGCCGTAATACGTCGTTCCACTGACCACTGTCGTCACTGCATACGATCCGGACGTTTGGGGATCTCGGGTACCCGTATCGTAAGACCCCCCGGATGTCTCCCAATCAGGTGTGCCCGTGTCGTTATTAAACGCCTTCCATAAACGGAAAGATGAATTACCGTGGAATGTATTCGTTGGTTCGGAAACCGTGTAGCCGCCCACGGACGACGCTGTCATCGCCACCTCCGGATACTTCACGAGTGGCCTATCGTGCTTGGGCAATTCCATGACGACGTCGTCCCCGGCGAAGAATTCGCTCCCCTTCGCCATCCCTAGGGACCCGGCCACCTGCAACTTGGCGGACGTCGGGGCGGCACCCACACCCGTGGCGGCTTCGAAGAGTTGGAGTTCCATGATACCCGCGCGATCGCTAGCTGTACCTGCATTTAGAGAGGTTATAACAAGCCTATAGTATACATACGGCGTCGAGCTGATCACTTTTACTTCGGTGCCTTCTACATATGCCGCCGTAGTATACGAGATGTCGGCGAAATCCCTTAGAGCGTGCCACGTGATGCCATCATTAGAACCCATGATTACCCCTGATTTAGGCACACGTTCCAAAGGCCAGGTTGCGTAAGTAGTACCAGAAGAATAAAAAATTCTAGGGTACCATTTCATCGAATGCAGCGCGATTGCATTCGTCAACTTTATTTGGATCCATTCACCGTAACGGACGACACCAGCAATGTCCGTTGTCGATACGGTATTGTTGTGAGCACCCGTCGATGTACTATATGTAGTTGCACTGTCCCAATATTCCGTACCTTGTCCGATGAATAAGTCGTTGAAAACCAAATATTTCCCTGTAGAACCAAAACCACCTGCACTGGATGCATCTACCACGTACCCCTCACTCTCATTGGCTTTGAGGGCCACCTTGGGCCACTTGATGTACCCCGTTTGCAGGGTCTCACTCGAGAGCTGACCGGAGATGTGCACGTTTTCCATGCGGGTCACCGGCTTTTCGGCGAAGAGGCGCCACTCACTTACATTACATACATATCCTCCGGGTGAGTTAGCCGCATCTGCGAGTTTATTTACATTTAATCTGAAATATTGATAGGGTGTCGTTGCATTTACGTCTATTTTCGTAGCCACTCCGTTAGTGTACGTCTTTCCACTGAACTCAGTCAACTTGTACCAGTTGTCACCATCGTTCGAACCCAAAATGACACCCGCACCAGGACCACGGGGTGACAGATTAATTCTTGGATATACTTCTGAGTATGCGAGTGTTATGGCATATGGAAGTTTCAACTGAAGCCATTCACCGTAGTGCCTCGTACCACCGACATCGGTAGTCCAGTTGCTATTGTCGTACACATTTGAAGATGTCCATTTAACACCAGTTTCCCACATGTTTTCACCAACTATCTTATCAAAAGGTGACCCGTATGTTGAGTGAAACCAATATGTCTTGTCGCTCGCGTCGGCCTCGTAGGTCCCGTGTCCCTCTGCGTGGTGTATTGGTGAGGCCATGGCTTCCACCGGATGTTCCGTGAATCCCTTCTCGAGACCCGAATCAATGATTTCGTTCGTCGAACTGTTCCACGCCACGATGTTCGCCGAGGTGTTGGAGTACGTGAGTGTTGAATAGAGTGTGCCGACGTTCGCAGTCCCATGGACGTCGAGTGTGTAGGCCGGACTCGACGTCCCGATGCCGACGTTTCCGGACACCAACGCGTCCCGCCCGACGACAACGTTCGCGGTCGTTTGGAGACCCGTCGTTCCGTTCGTAGAAATGATCGTGTCCCCGGTCGAATTGTTTTCGTTCGTCACGTGGTCGAGGCCGTGCGCGGCGACCACGACGAAATCACCCACGTTGAATGTATCCGCTTTGATGTTACCATCCACCGAAATCACATTAGATGCCGTGTCGTCGATTGTCACATTGGATCCAACCGTTAGGTTACTGTGTATTTGCGCCGTGTTCGCGAGGAGTGTTGTGGCGTTGACATTTCCCACGACATCGAGTTCGTAGTTCGCCGTATTCGTCCCTATGCCCACATTACTCGCATCGTAGTACAGGGAACCATTTCCAGATGTCCACAAAGAACTCACAAAGATAGAACCACCTTGGTAAAAGTCACCCGAAAGGTTGATGTCGCCCACAACGTCGAGGGTATAGGCGGGTGTGTTTGTGCCTACACCAACATTTGATGTCGTCGTATCCACGAAGAGGTTTGCGGTCCCAACCTGGAGATTAGAACTGAAGGTCTTTTCACCCCCGATGGTCATGTCGGAAGATTCCAAGTTGGTGATCCTCGTGACATTGGAGGTGAGATCCGTGTCGAGGGTCCCAATGCGTCCTACATTGGAGGTGAGATCCGTCTCGAGGGTCGCAATCCGCCCTACATTAGAGGCAAAGTCGCTCACGTTTGAGGATTGGATAGACGAGAGTCCCGACCCGTCACCACTCACACTCGCTGCGGTCAATGCCCCCTGTACATTCACCGCCAACACGTTGGAATCCAATGTGATATCCGCATCACTGGCGCCACCCAAAGTGTATCCCATTCGTAAAACATCCGCACTCTCGTCGAATACGATGGCGATGTTCGAATTCGTGGCACCGTGGCGAGTCATGATGATTCCCAAGTCTCCCGTGTTGAGATTGTTTGATCCCAATTCAATGATTGGGTCGGACACGGTCATATTCACCGTATTGGCGACGAATACATCACCTTGCATGTGAACATTCGATTCGAAGATGACGTCTCCGCTAAAGGTTTTTTGTCCCGAAATTGTCATATTTCCAGTCTCGAGGGTACCAATCCTCGTCACATTCGACCCCAAATCCGTCTCGAGGGTTGAGACTCGCGTGGCATTCGACCCCAGATCCGTCTCGAGGGTCTCAATGCGGGTCACGTTCGACGCGAAATCCCCCACGTTCGCGGAACTGATGTTTGTGATGGCGCTCCCGTCACCCTCCAATGCCGTCGCTTTCACGGTACCACTCACATCGAGGGCTGTCGTTGGATCGGTGACACCCACACCCACACTCCCTTGGGTGTACACGACGTTGGACTCCCCCGCATAGATCCATTTACTCCCATTGGTAATTTTGAGATCTCGGATCTTACGTCCATCCACGGACGCCGAAGAAAAGTTTATGTACTCACCCGTCGTGTACGGCGTCTCGCGCTCGATGTCCTGGTAATATAACTTTCGTTCTCCACCGAGACTTATGGCGATCATGCCACGTTCATAGTTGATGACGACCTTTTGCCAATTCTCTGAGGCTGTGAAGAGTCCCGAGACAGCTGCGGTCGCGATTGTTGCGCCATCGTATTTGAGAATGATGTTGTCTCCATTATCATCAAAAACGATTGAATATCCATCACTCCCCGTGTTTATGGAACTGAATACATTAAGGTTTAGAGAACCCGCATTGGTCCCGGAACGAATGTCCATCTCGAAATCCATCACCCACGAATTGGGGAGTTTTTGACCCCAATATACGTAGCCATCGGCGACATCGAGGTAACCATTCACGGTGTCACGAACTCCCGCTGAACTCGTGGTACCGGTGAATGTCGTGGTCGACGCCTGGTCATCATAAATCAGCACACTGTTGGCTCTCGTGACATTGAGGGCGGTGTCCACGCCCTGAATGTTCGAGACCTCCAATTTGCCCACACGCAAAGTGGCATTCTTAATATCTAAAGTCCCCACGGGGGATTGTATAGACATTTAATATATCGGGAGAAGATTATTAAATGTTGGTGACGAGGAGATGTAATTTAGTTAAGCATTTTCGAGAGCCGTGACTCGTTCGAGTAGCGCTGCGACTTGTGTTTCGAGTGTTGCTGTTTTTTCTTTTTCAGCTTGGATTTCAGTATAAAGCTCTTGATTGGACTTGATGAGATATGCGATGAGTCCTTCATATTCAAGCCCTGCACTTTTACTACCCCACGACGAGTAATCTGGGTCGTTTTGTGGGTCATCATCTGTGTATGGTTTAGTTTCCGTTGGTTCGGCGTCATCAGCAAGAGAAACCAAATGTCTCAACTCCGGTGCGTCGTAATACACGTCTTGAGCGATGAGACCAGATTCTATACGGGACACATTTGAAGTTGAACCTATATTTGGACCTTTGAGATATATTTGAGGCTTCAGTTTAAGGAGTGTTTCTGTAGCATTTTCAATGTACCTTTCTTCTGTTTTAATTCTATCATCACTGGTGACAACTGTACCGCCCGATAGTCTCACATTCGCACCCGAATAATAATTGAGGTAGAAATCCCTTGACCCTGAAAAGTTGGAGCCTGAATACACGTCGTAATGGTGTGCATTTCTCCAAAGTCCAAATGAATAAGAACCATGTGACATTATAAGTTCAGTGCCGTTTCCGTTGGTACTTAATGTATATCTCCCAGATGAACTTCCCAGAAGACCAATTCCGTTATAGTTTCCAGTGGTTTTAATATCCAAAGGTACTCCGGGATTCGTCGTCCCGATGCCGACGTTGCCGTTTGCGTTTAAATTCATCACAAAACCGGTGCCGTTATTGACGTAGAAGCCCAAACTACCGACGCCCGCCGCGCCGGTGTTATTTCCTGAACCACCCAAAAGAAAAGACCAAGTGTTATTGGGCACGGTCGAGTTCGCTATATTAACAGCGGTTTGCCACGCCGCAGAACTCGTAAAAGTAGCAGGGACGCCCCCCGACCCACCACACGCTAAATACTCTGTGTGTACGCCTTTCCATTTGTAGTTCGAATGCCCAAGGTCAATTTGATTATTGACGTAACTTCCCGCATAATTGGTCGGCCAAATGGCATCGCTCGTGAAGTGAAGCCCAGCACCATAATTGTTCCCGCTACCCGTGTAGTGACGGCGAAGAGTTCCCCCACCATCAATCTTCATAGCGTTATTATCAGCATACGAGACCGCCAAACCTCCACGTACGTCGAGGTCATAAGTTGGGGTCGTCAGTCCGATGCCGACGTTTCCATCGTGATTAATGCGCATTTTCTCTGTGGGATTGGAACCTTGTGATGATGACGTTTTAAACACGAGGTCTCCCTGTGCCCCGCTATAGTTTGGATTTCGATGAATACCAACAATTTCCGAAGACGTATGCTGTGTAGCCCAGGTAAGGTCATCCGCAGCAAATTGGATACCACCTATTTCTGTTCCATCCACGGTATAGTCACCATTCCCATTGTTTAGAGTTTCAAATCTTATCTTGGGACCAGAACCTGTACCCTGTCCTAGTAAATGTAATATTTGACTAGGACTCGTCGTCCCGATGCCGACGTTGCCGTTTTGAATGCGCATGTCTTCGCGAAGTCTTCCATCATTAAGGTTATGCATCGTCGCGAACGATAAGCCCCCGTAAAAATTACCGAGGCGAACACCGGATATGCGACCATACTGAACGGAGTATCCCCCAAACTCATTTGGAGCTGCGAATGATACCGCACCAGCGGCGTTGTTACCACTGTCATATGCGTGATCTGACGATAGGAGAAGGTTCGTATAGTGAGATGCAGGTGCCGCCACATCTTCTACGTTATAATTGAGTTCGTTTATCACTGCCAACGACGCAGTATAATACGACGCGTTGTAATAGTTTGGTTGTGTAGCACTGTCGTGTAGGACATGGAGTTTATTAACCGGGGCGGTCGTCCCGATGCCGACGTTGCCGTTGTGCTTGATAGACATTCGTATGTGACTCGAACCTAAAGATGTTCCGTTAGCACCGCTATCACCATTATAAAAATCAAGGCGCTGACCCTCATTCCCCACGTGGTGCGTCCCCATTCCACTCGCATAACGGGTATTTGTTGAATCAGCCATATAGATGACGGGATTTTGACCATTTCCGGCGACGTGAAGTGTTTGTAATGGACTCGTCGTCCCGATGCCGACGTTTCCATTACCCAGTAAGGTCATAACCTCCGTTCGAGTTTCATATGGCGGACTATTACCTCCATCATGAACCAAAAATTTCATGTAATTATTTGCACCACCGGAATTAGTGATACTTTCTATCGCGTGTGACCTTATATCCGAATTCCCTGTGCGCCCAAATATCAATTTTCCGACTTTATTTACACCACCGAACATACGTAACATAACATCCCCATCGCCTTCCGCAGTCCCACCATCCACATCGAGCTTATATTGTGGACTCGTCGTCCCGATGCCGACGTTGCCACTCCTGTCTATACGCATTCTTTCTATGAGTGGATTGTTGTAATCGAGAGTTGTCTTAAAGCGCAAATCTGAATTATTGTTTACGCCACCTGCGTTCACACA